AACCTATTGCAGTTAATTGTGCATCTAATACCGTAATTAATGAATTTCTAGTTTTTACATCTACAGCTGGTACAGCAATACATGTAGCTTCTTTATTCATATAGTCAAGCCATCCTCCAATAGAATGTTGGTCATATGTTAAAGCAATAATATCATACTTTTCTGTTTCTACTGTGTTATAAACAGTATCTCTAGCCACTCCATTTAATGTAGATAGTCTATAAGGGTCTTCTGTAAAACCTTTAGCTTCATATTCCAATTGCTTTATATCATATCCTGCTCCTTCTTCAAAAGCTACTTCTTGAATAACTTCTACTGCTCCAGAACATGCAAAATCTCCAACCTTAGTCATGATTGCTACTGTTTCTCTTGGATAAGAATAGTTTAAATTGATATTAGAGAATACTCTTAACTTTTGTCCTACAGTAGTTATTTCTAAATCTGTGTATACAAATGTTGTAGTATCTGGTTGTTCTGAATTAAATACCATAATAGCATCTAAATCTGCATCACTAACCTCTTCTCCAATTGCAATATCTGCTGCTACACCATGTGTTGCTGCTGTTAAATCTTGTCTAGCTATAGCAATAGCTGTTATTAAACCTGTTGGGTCATTATTAATATTAATCTTCAATTTCTTTGTAATCTCATTTGCATCTCCAGAAGGACATGTTGGAATACATCCATTACAGCATGCTGTTTTGGTCATATAAGTTTTTGTAAACTGATTGTAACCTTGAGTACTATAAATTAATTGATTTCTCAATTCTAGTTTAACACCGTACTCTGTATCACATTCTGCTACAAAATCTTTAAGAACTACCTTTAAAGGTCTTCCTGCTGTATGCGGTCTAAAACTATAGAATTGCATATTTCTACTTTGGATATGACTTCCTGCTGAAGTTGCAACATCATCTGTTACTCCATCACCATCTAAATCTAATCCTACTGCCATATAGAAATTTCTAGGAGTACTAGTATCATCTATAGACAGATTTGTGTTGTAATCAAATACTCCGATTTGACCTGGTGTTAAGGCAGTAACATCAGAACCTGCTGCAATCACTGCTTTATTTCCTTTAGTTACTAAAACATTAAACACATCATTGTTTCTACTCATAATTTTTTAATTTTTAATTGTTTAAATTTATTTTTGCTTGTTTTATTTGGTAATCTGGTATTTGCAACTCACCAGTTGTTATAAGTACAGCTATATCTACAATTTCTCTATGTGTGTGTTCTGGAAGTTCACAATTTTGAGACCCAACTAATACAGTACCATTTGGTAAAGTATAAGATTGAGTTGGTAAAAAGTCTTGAGCATTATGAATATAGTCGTGCTTTTTTATATAATTTAATTTTAATTTTCCTACTGTAAAAGTACCATCTGTAAAAACTCTAATACCTCTATTAAAGAATCTAATATTAACTTCTCCCCATTCAAAAGAAGAATTATAAAAGGTACTCTCTTCATTTTCATCATCATGTTGAATAACAATAGCTCTTACAGTTTTATTTCCACAACCTTCTTTTTTAATTTCTATGGTTGCAGAAAGGTAAAATAAATAGTCATCTGGTAAAATAAAAGAAATGACATCTGTTCCTGTAGGAACAATAGATTTCTCATTGATAACAATTGTTCTCAAATCATCTATAGTCCTTTGGTTTACTTCAAACCCTAGATGATTTCTCCTTCTAGGTTTTGCAATAGTCTTTACAAAAATTTCGTATGCTTCATTTAACTTCCAATCAATTTCAGGAACTCTCAAGTTTTTATATTGTTGAGAGTCAATTTTATTGATTTTTTGTTTGAAGTCATAATGCATTTCTCTAATATCCATATTACTCGTTTAACAGTTCTATAATATGTACTTTTTGTACTTGGTTCTTTTTATCTTCAAAATAATCTATAGCTGCTTCTATGTCAAAGCCTAGCTGGTCATCCATGTAATAAATTGCTGAACCTTCTTTCCTTAGTACATTTTTTTGTAATGCTTCTAACACTAATGCGTGTAAAGAAGTCCTCTTTTTATCTCTTTGAATAATAGTAAGAACTTTATCAGGTCCTTTACTATCTATTTCTTCATCTAGTTTTAAGTCTATAAAGTCCTCTGTTTGTTTCTTTACAGATACACCAGATAAAACTTGTACTATTTCCGCTTTTCTAGACTTAGTTAATTTAGAGCACTCTACAATAACTTTTCTTTTTATTGCTGCTTTTGTTGCTCTTATTTCCACTTCTTCTTGTTCATCATATATAACAAAAATTGCACCTGGAAATTTTCCCTCTTCATACTCTTTCATAGAGTTAGCAACTAAATCAGAAGCTTTCATTACTTTCACTTTAATTTCATCTAAAGGTTTACTAGTTTGAAAAACATTAGTCTTGTTCTCTAGCTTAATTTGTGCAGCTGGAGAGTTCCAAAATTCATGTGGTTTTCCTTGTGTATAATCTGGAGATAAATTATATCCAGTAGCATCTTCTAATCTTGCTCTATCTTCTTTTGTTAATCCCGTAGTAAACTGTCCTGTCTGGACACTTACTAAAGCTTCTATTGTGACAGGTCTTTTAAAAGCATCTCTACCTTTTTTCTTGTGCCATTTTTCTAATTCAATTGGTTTTACTTCTACTATTGCCATTTGTTTTTTGTTTTAATTAATATTTACAATTAGGAGGTTTTTCCTCCTAATTGCAAATATAAGAAATTTTTAGGACTTATCCTACATTTCTTTTTAAGATTAATTCACCACACTTTGTAATATCTTCAATGTGAACTCCACATATTTTAGAAACGTGCATTGAATAGTACTCACCTGAATGAGACATTAATCCTCCTTTATTAGCTCCATAAGGGTTTACTAAACCACCTACGTATCCAAATTTATATCCATCTTTTTTAGATACTAATTGAACATTACTTGCTCCATTACCACCTGAGAAGTCTAAGAAAGTGAACCTCATAGATTCTGTTGGGAATCCTGTAACTGGGTCAATTTCAAAGTTAATACTTCTATCATCATATAATGGGTTATGAACTAATTCTAATTCAGCACCATTATGCATTTTGTATTGTACAAATTGATATCCAATTGAATATGCATTTGTGTGTATACTTGAGCTTGCTTTTTGAACTGGATTGAAGTTCTCATTAGCAATTACCCATCCTCTTTTATCCATGATGTCTTGCATAGCTCTATTAAATAGTACCATACCATATTCACCTGTAAACACTTTAATTTTTCTACCTGCTCCTGGTTTAACCCTAGAGTAGAAGATATCTAATAAGAACTCTTCAATTAACTTTGCAGTTAACTCAGTGTAGTAATGTAAGTGACTATCTTCAAGTTTTTCTTGAACCCCTGAGAAATTATCAACTGCTCTACCTGTAGAACCTTTAATACTTCTAGTTTTTCTATTATACCAGAATGCTCTCTCAAGTTCTCTATACCATTGTTGCCAGTATTCTACTTCTGCATACTTAACCCATGAGTCATGATATTCATTGTTTGAATCTGGAATCTTTACTGCTAATACTTCTTCAGATGCATAATCTGTAACTTCATACTTTTTCCTGAATTTACCTAATGAATCTTCTAAAGTTAATGGCATAGCGTATTGCGTACTACCATCTTGGTTAGCTCCCTCTTCATATTCAGACCATAACTTCCCAAACTGTTGCCCTGGAGTTAATAATGATACAGGCATAAATGCGTTGAAATCATCACTCTTTAATCTTACTATATAAACCCAGCCATTCCCATGTCTTTGAGGCTCTTCCATAATTCTACATTGATACTTTTGACCTGATGTACCTGGAGAAATTGTATCCCCTGCTTCATACCAATCTTCATCCAATTTAATTTTAAAAGGAGTTTTACCCTTTCCTGGAGTTAAGTTTGTTGCTGGTTCTACATTTTCAATAACTACTAAAGGTCTTGTGTTAGCACCCTTTAATTGCCATTCCCATTTCATACCTGTAATTACTTTTTCTGCACCTGTTCCCCAAGCAATGCTTGAAAGTGGGTTATCAGAATAATAATTTTGAGCAGAGAACAATTGGTTCATCTTTCCCTCAAAGAGAGTTGGTTTTGCAATTAAGGCAGCTCCCAAGTGATTTAGCTCAGTCATGTTAGCATGCCAAGGCATTTGCTTTGTTTTAATTCTTCCTAATGTTGCCATAGTTGTTTTTTATTGTTTTTAATTTAGTTAAATAGGTCAGCTAGACTACTTCCTTCTAAAGAACTTCCAGATTTAGTTGGTCTTAAGTTTCTTCGCTGTTCCAAGTTGCTTTTTATTTTTCTTGTTTCTTCTGTTACTGTTTTCTTTTTTAAGTCTGATACATCAAAATCATTGTTAATTAATTTAGCTAATAATATCATCTTATTAGTATCTTGAAAAACCTCACTTAATTTCTTTTGGAAACCTGTGACAGACTTTGTATCAGATATTTTATATTGTTCTTTTGTTAAGAAAGGGTATAATTGTGCTACATCTTTTTTAGTTATAGTATAACCACTCACTTCTTTAACTTCAGATAGAGCAGTTTTTATACTATCTCTAAACTTTTGTCTTTGTTCTTTTTGAGCTAATCTAGAAGCTTTTGCTTCTTCTTGCATTATCTCTTTTTCTATATCCCTTGCTTTTTGTATTCTCTTATCATACTTTTTAGCAACAATAGATTTTTTCCCTTCTTTAGTAAGGTATGCTAATCTGTCTTCTATCTCTTCAGCATCCCAATCCTCACTTTTTAATTGGTATCTTATAACAGCATCCTCATAATCCTCATCTCCTAACTCTCCTTCAGGTAAACTGTTACCTTGAGAATAAACATTAAAGAAATCTTTAGTTTTACCTCCATTCCTTTTAAACTTAATAAATTCTCTAGCATCTGAATCTAATTCTTCTTTAGCCCAGTTATCAAGTCTTGTAGAAACTTCTACTTCATACTCTTCTTGTTGAAGTTCAAATATTCTATCTGGGGTTAATGTTTCTCCTTCTTCTAATTCTACATGGTTTAATAGTCCATTTTCCTTAAAGTCTTTATAAACATCCTCCCAATAAGTCTCAGTACTATGAAGAACTTTTTCATCTTTAGTGTCCTCTTCTTCATTTATTTCTTCTGTTTCTTTTTCTTCAAGTTCAAAAAAAGTATCTTTAGTGCCCTCTTCTTTAGGTTCTTCCTCTTCCTCTTCTTTAGTTTCTTCTTTCTTAGTTTCTTCTTTTTTAGTAGGGATAACTACAGTTTCTTCTTCTTCTTTAATACCAAAAAAATCCTCACCGTCTCCTTCCCAATTGAAACCTAAAAGGTCATTTTTCTCTTCTGTTGTTTTTTCTTTACTCATAATTTATGCAAATTTAAGATTAATTATTTAATTATTATAAGTTTTAAACTTAATTTTAAAACTTATAGCTAATAGCCTTTTTAACTTTTATTAGTTTTTTGTTTTAATTTTTTGTTCTCTATTTTATTTTTTTCTTTATCCTGAACTTTTTGATGTTCAAATTTTCTCTCATCTAAGTCTTGTTTCCTACTTTTAATTTCTATATCTAACCCATGTTTAGCAATTTCTAAAACATCTGGAATGTTATTATCATTAATATCCTTATCTTCATTGAATCCCATAGATAGTATAACTTGTTTTTCAAGCTCTCTTTCTCTTTGTAGTTTTTCTTTTTCTTGTAACATTTCCATTTCATGAGCCCATTCTTCTCTTTTAAATTCTCTTGCTCTTTCTCCCTCTTCTGCTTGGGCTTGTAATTGTTGTTGTTGCATTTGTTGTTCTCTCTCTTTTCTCTCTGTCTCTGCAACTTGTAGAAATTCTTCTGCCTCTTGTACAGAGTTACTTTTCATTATTTTCATTACATCAGATAGTTCTGCTGTTTGATTTTGTAATGCAGCATGAGATAATTGTTGTACCATTTGTAAAGCCTCATGTGATTTCATAGAGTTAGATACAAATAATCCATAAGTAGAGTTATCTAACAACTCATA